CGCTTCCCATTCTGTATCCGACCCTTATTCGGTAAGGGTTTTAGCGGATACCCCAAACTTTTGCCTTGATGTACCAAGATTGCGGACGAACACGGAGAGTGGTGACCGCGCGTTGTTGGGGGACTTGGTTGAGTTCTCCGAGAAGGTGCTGGGCATCACGCTTCTTCCGTGGCAGCAGCTTGTCTTGGGCGATCAGCTGTGCCGGCGGCCTGATGGGCGGTTGATGTTCCGTCAGTCGTTGGTGTCGGTGGCCCGACAGAACGGAAAGACCTGGGCGCTCAAATGCCTGGTGGCGTTTTGGTTGTGCAGGATGCCGCAGCTCCGTGGCGAACCCCAAACCGTGCTGACCACCGCGCACCGCCTCGATCTCGCATCGGAGCTGTTTAACAGTCTTGCCCCGGTGCTGGAGGCGAAGATGGGGGCGCAGGTCATTTGGTCGTACGGCCGCCAGTCCCTCACGATGCCTGACGGCTCGAGGTGGCTGGTCAGGGCCGCAACCCCGAGCGCCGGCCACGGCCTGTCTTGCGACCTGGTCGTCGTCGATGAGTTGTTCGACTGTTCCAGCGCCGCAGTCGACGACGCCCTGATACCGACCATGCGCGCCCGCCGCGATCCGTTGCTGTCGATGTGGTCGACCGCTGGCACTAGCGAATCCACCGTGATGCTGCGGTTCCGTTCCCGCGGCATGGCCGACATTGACACCGGGCGACCGACCCGTTTCTACCTTGCCGAGTTCAGCCCACCGCCACACCTGGATCCGATGTCGCCGGCCGCATGGCCGTACGCCAACCCGGCGTTGGGTCACACCCTCGAGCTGGAAACCATTGAGGAAGAATCCAAAACCCCGAACCAGCAGGCGTTCATCCGTGCGTCGGTCAACTGTTGGGTGCAGTCGGCCCGCAGCTGGATTGACCCAGGCCTGTTCGAATCGTTCACCGACACCACACCGATGCCTGAAGACGGCGGTGTCCTGGCGGTCGAGGCCGCCACCGACGACAGCACATTCGTGGGTGTCCGGGCCGTCGATGTGGACGGCACCGTCCGTGTCCAGGTCGAGTTCATTGTGAACAGCCTTCCCGAGCTGTGGCCGGCGGTGCTGGCCGCCCGCGACCGCCACAAAGGCTTGAAGTTCGCCATCGGCGGCAGCCTCGATCTGCACCTGCCCCGCCAGCTCAAAGGCCAGGTGGAGATCTGCGGTGTCCGGGAAATCCAACGCTGGACAACGCTGGTGCTGTCCATGATCCGCGCCGGGCAGGTCACCCACCACGGTGAACACACCCTGGTTGAGCAGGTCACCCGCGCAGTCGCCTCCAAACATCAAGGCCACCTAACAATCTCGAGCAGCCGGTCACCTGGGCCGATTGAGCTGTGCCGGGCGATGGTGTGGGCTGTTGCGATGGCTGGCAAACCCAAAGCACAAACCAAAGCCGCCTACGCCTTCGCCGACTAGATTTCTCTATCTTTGTCAAAACGGTGCGCGACCGTGCCGGCGTGAGTCATACTCACCGTGATGGCTTTTTTCCGTCGACAGACCAAAGCCGCGTTCGGCGCTGCACCGCAGGTGAAAGCTGCTGCGTCGTCGGCTGCCCAGCAGGCTGTCGACAACTTCATCACCTACACGCCGAACGAGCTGCGGAACATGGCGATGTCGATTCCGACGATTTCGCGCTCAAGGGATTTGATCGTGTCGCTGGTGTCGGGCCTCCCGTTCAACCAATACGGCCTGGTGTGGGATGCCACGGAAGGCGAGTACGAGGAGCTGCTGATCCCGTCCGAGACCTGGATGGAGCGCCCCGACCCCGAGGTCACCCGCCAGTTCTTGCTGGCCTGGACAGTCGACGATCTCATGTTCACCGGCCGCGCCATGTGGCTGGTCACCGCCCGGTCAGCCACCGATGGCCGCCCAACCGCGTTCAAATGGTTGCCACAGTCAGACATCCAAACAACAGACATGACCGGGCCGATCTGGTGGGGCAAGTCAAAACAGATTTACTTCAACGGCTACCAGCTCCCCGCCAAGGATGTCATCCAGTTCCTGTCCCCCGTACAGGGTTTGCTGTCGATGGGGTGGCGAGCCATCGAGATTTCGCGCCGCCTGGACACCGCCGCCATGCGTTTCGCCAGCAACGAGATCACCGCCGGCTACATCCAGCAAACCCCGAACGGGGAACCGATGTCGGCTGATGAGCTGGCCGAACTGGCGGCCGCGTGGTCGGCTGCGCGTCGCCGCAACGCCATCGGCGCACTCAACGCCAACGCCGAATGGAAAGAGTTCCAGTCTGACCCGTCGAAGCTGCAGCTGGTTGAGGCGCGGCAGCACCAAATGTCAGAGCTGGCGAACCTTGCCAACATCCCGCAGATTTTCGTGGGCGCACCGGCAGGCACCGGCATGACCTACCAAAACCAAACGGAAATGCGAACGCTGCTGTACCAGGCCGCCGCCAAGCCGTACATCGACTGCATCTCACAGACTTTGAGCATGGACAATGTGTTGCCCCGCGGACGGTTCTGCCGTCTCGATGTATCCGAGTTCATCAGCGAACCCATCGATGTTTCCACGGTGCAGCAACCCGACATGGAGGAAACACCCGCATGAGACTTGATCTGCACGGGGAACTGTTCCCCATCCAGGCAGCCCCCGCCGGCGAACCCAAGCGCATGATCGAGGGCGTCGCTGTGCCGTACAACACCGTCGCCACCGTCTCCGACGGCACCCGCGTCATGTTCGCACCGGGCGCTCTCCCGGCTGACGGCCCCGCACCCAAGTTCATCCGCGACCACGACCTGGGCAAGCCCCTGGGCATCGTGTCCCAGCGCATCAACACCCCGGAGGCCATGCTGTTCTCCGCAAAGATTTCGGCCACCCGCGAGGGGGACGAAGCCCTGACCCTGGCGGCAGACGGCGTTCTGGACGCTGTTTCCGTTGGTGTCGAACCCACCGACTACGAGTTCAGCCAGGTGAATGGCGAAACCGTGATGGTGGTCAAATCAGCTATTTGGCGGGAGCTGTCGCTGCTGCCTTTTGGCGCGTTCCCCGCAGCCCGCGTTGCGTCCGTCGCCGCCGCGGAACCCGACCCGGAACCCATCCAAGAAACCCCAAACACCACCCAGGAGGAAACCGAAGTGGACATCAACACCCAGCCCGCCGAGACCGTCGAGACGGTCGAAGCCTCAATCCCCACCCAGCTGTTCGCGCAGCCGGCCCGCCCGTTCAAGCTGCCTTCCGCAGCCGAGTACATCTCGAAGTTCATCGCCGGTGGCGCAGAGTTCAGCGAGTTCAACGCCCGCATCCGCGCAGCTGCGCCGAATGTCGAGACGACCGACACGCCCGGCATCCTGCCCGAGACCATCGTTGGCCCGGTGTACAACAACTTCCGCGGCCTGCGCCCGGTCGTCGACGCCATCGGCACGAAGGCGATGCCCGGAGGCGGCAAGATCTTCCGCCGCCCGTCCGTCACCACGCACACCACCATCGGTGCCAGCAACGGTGAGAACACCGCGCTCGACCAGGGAACCTTCGTCGTCACCGACAACCAGGTGCAGAAGGGTGTGTACGGGGGCTTCGTACGGCTCTCCGAAGAAGACCAGGACTGGACACAGCCCGAGGTGCTGGCGCTTCTGATCGACGACATGGCCCGCGTGTACGCCAACGAGACCGACAATGTGGCCGCCGACGCGCTCATCACCGGCACCAGCAACAGCAACAACTTCACCGCGGCAAACATCGCCGACCCGGTGGAGTGGGTCACCTGGATGTACACCGCCGCGTCGGACATCCTGTCCGCCTCGAACGGCTGGCTCCCGACCCATCTGTTCGTCGCCCCGAACCGCTGGGCGAGCATGGGCAACCTCACGGACGGCGCGGACAGGCCGCTCTTCCCGCAGGTCGGCCCCATGAACGCCTTCGGCAACATGGCCCCCGGAACCTCAACCGCCACGGCCTTCGGCCTCCAGGTCGTCGTCGACCGCAACTTCGCCAGCGGCACGCTTGCCATCGGCCACCCGGACGGCTTCGAGATCTTCGAGCAGCCGAAGGGTGCCATCAGCGTCGAGGCCGCAGACGGCTCGCTGTCCCGCTACATCAAGTTCCGCGGATACTTCGCGACCCTGATGATCGACGACAGCAAGTTCATCAAGGCCGCGTTCGTCTAGACCGCAACCCCCTGACGGAAGGCAAGCAGCATGGCAACATTCGACATCGCGTTCTCCACGCGGCTGGAGGATGTCGTTGTGCTGCAAACCTTCGTCGGTACCGACATCCAAACCGCTGACAGCATCACCGTCAGCGGGGCCGGCAACGGCATGGACGGCACTTTCACGGTCATCTCCACAGAGCCATACCTGTACATCGGCAAGGACACCGAAGGTGACCTGCTGTTCGACTGGTCGGTCATCATGGAGAACCAGGTGCTGTACACCGACGCCGGCGCGGATGTTGAGAGATCCGTGGCCACCGGGACAATCACCTGGACACAGACCTGCACTTGGATCACGAATCAAATGGTGCTGGACTGGCTGGGTATCGCCCCGGCATCGGCCAACGACACAGCGTTCATCACCGTCTGCACGGAGGCGGCGAACGCGCTTGCGTACCGTCGGCGGCGCGAGTCCGGCTATACGGATTCCCTGTCGACGGTGCCTGGTGCCGACGCCAAGCTGGGAACAATCATGTATGCAGCCAGCCTGTACAGGCAGCGTGGCAGCGTCGATTCCTTCCAGTCTTTTGAGGCCTTCGCCGCCGGCAACGCCCCTGTGGGCAGCATCGGCGAAATCCTCCGGCTGTGGGGCTGCAACCGCGCCCAGGTGGCCTGATGGGGCGTCTCAACAACGCCTACGACGCGCTGGTGTCACAGCTCACCAACGCCGGCCTGACCGTGGTGAACGATTCCCGCAATGCCCGACCAGGCACCGTCCTGGTCGAGCCAGGCTCTGTCACCGTCTCATCGGTGAACGGCGCACAGCTGCTGGTCGAATACCCGGTCATCGCCCTGGCCCCACCGCCCGGCAACGCTGACGCCATGCGGAAACTGAACGACATGGTGGACACCATCATTGACACAGTTCCCGCGGTCAGCGCCGCCAACGGCTCATGGGGCGACACGGATCTCCCTGCCATTACCGTCACCGTCAACTACCCAGCGAGCAACTAATGACCACCTACAAAGTCATCTCCGAAAATCTCTCCGGCCACCAGGCCGGCGACACCGTCACCGACGAAGACCTGGCCGGCGTGAACATCGCCGCGCTGATCGACGGTGGCCACATCACACCCAACACCAAACCCAAGAAGGAAACCGAGTAACCATGGCCATCTTCGTTCTCAAGAACGCCTCCGTCACAATCAACAGCGTCGACCTGTCTGACTATGTCACCAGCGTCACCCTGAACTACGAGATCGAGGCAGTCGAGTCCACCGCGATGGGCGGCAACCGCAGCTACATCGGCGGCCTGCAGAACAACTCGATCAGCGTCGCACTCAACCAGGACTTCGCCGCCACGAAGACCGAAGCGACCATCTTCCCGCTGGTCGGTACGCAGACCACCGTGGTCATCAAGCCCGAGGACGCCGCCAAGTCCGCGACCAACCCCGAGTACACGGTCACCGGCACCTACCTCGCCGCCTCCCAGCCCGTCACGGGCGCGGTCGGCGAACTGGCTGCCATGACCCTCGAGTTCACGGGCGGCACACTCGCCAAGGCCACCAGCTGACCGATGTTCCTTCTCCACATCACCACCGTGCGGGCCGATGGGAGCCAGGACACCGTCGAACTGTCCATGAACAGTCAGCTCGAGTTTGAGCAGATTGAAACCATGAGCATCATCGACGCCCTGGACAACAAGGTGTCGCAGCGCATACTCACCAGGCTGTCGTGGCTCGCCACGAAGCAGACCGGGGTCGTTGTCCCGGCTAGCCTGGACGAGTACGCCAAAACCATCAAGACCTGTGGCTACAGGATCGAGACCATCCCTTTTGGCGATCCGGCATCCACCAGCTCTACGCAGACCTCATCCTCAACGGCATCAGCTACGCAGACATAGAACGGATGCCGGCCACCCTGGTCGCCACGCTGTGGCACCACCTGAAAGACCGCAACACCTAATGGCCACCCTCAAGACAGCCTCCCAGTACAAGGTTCAAGGCCTTGAACAGACGCTGAAAGAGTTGCGGAAGGTGGACGCCGAGTATGTCAAAGCGTTCCGCAAACAGGCCCGCAAACACGCTTCCGAAGCGGTCAAATCAGCCAAGGATGAGCTGCAGCACCAGCGCGAAGGCTGGCGCGAAACGAACTACCCGCTGGCCCGCATGGACAACAGCATCCTGGACAAACGCCGCGGCGCAGGTTTCAAGTTCAACTGGCGCAAGGTACGCGCCGGCATCAAATTCAAGTTGGGTGGCCCCCGCAAAACCACCCGCATCAAAAAGACTTTTCGGATGTTCTCAATCATCCAGGCTGACGGCCCCGGCGCGATGTACGACATGGCGGGCCGCCGAAACCAAAACCCCGAAAAGGTGTTTGAGGACAACCTGGAAAACAAGGTTGACCGCCCGCACCGTCGTGCCGAACCCGGCCGCGACAACCGTGGCCCATCCCGCTACATGTACCCGGGCGTGTGGTTTTATTTGCCGCAGCTCGAAGACAGGATGCTGGGACTGGTGGAAGACTTGGAACGCCGCGTCAATAAGCAACTGATCAAGAGGCCCAAGGCATGAGCATCATTATCCCCGTCCTGACGGAGTTCAACGACAAAGGCCTGAAGGCCGGCATGGCGATGCTCAAGAAGTTGGGCGGCGCACAGCTCGCGGCAGCGGTGTCGGCGGGGGCGCTGGCCGACGCGGCCCGGCGATCCATCCAGGCAGCCAACGAGGATGCCCGCAGCCAGCAGGTGCTGGCCCGCGCCCTGCAGAACACCACCAACGCTTCGGACTACCAAATCGCGGTCATCGAGAAGAACCTGAACGCGCTCCAGTTTCAGGCGGCCGTGGCAGACGATGAGCTGCGCCCTGCGCTCACGAAACTGGTCGGGGCGACGAAGGATGCCGCCAAGGCCCAAGACCTTCTCAAAACGGCTTTGGACATCTCTGCGTTCACCGGCAAAGACCTGGAGACGGTGTCCCTGGCGCTGGGCAAGGCCTACAACGGAAACATCGGGGCGCTGCGCCGGCTGGGCCTGAACATCACCGATTCCACGGTCAAGTCCAAAGACTTCGCCCAGGCCATGCGGGAAGTCACCCCGGTCGTCGAGGGAGCCAACGAAGCCGCAAACAAAGGCGCACAGGGCGGCTGGAAGCGCCTGGGCATCGCCCTAGGGGAACTGTCCGAATCGGTCGGGCAGGAACTGAACCAAAACCTGTCAGACACGGTCGGCATCCTGGGCAGGTTGGCCCGCGAAACAGGGGTGGTGCAGAAAGACCAGGATCTGCTGGGCAAGAGCTTCAAACTGGTCAGCGACGCCATCACGCTGGGTGCCGGCGCGGCGGTCAAGAACTTCAACGACAGCCTGTCAAAGACCCGCGAGGAACTGGCCAAGACACGCTCCAGCCTGGACTCATCAGCCGCCAAGTTCCGCATGTTCGAGGAATCCTCCATGCGGGCCTACAACGACATGATCGCAAAGCGGCAGAAGGCGTACAACGAGCGCCTGGCCGAGCAGCGCAAGAAGGCCGAGGCCGCCGCCAAAGCCAACAAGGAACGCCTGGCCGACGCACTCAAAACCGCCCAGGAGAGGCTCGAGGCCGTCAAGGATGCCGCTGACGGCTACAACCAGTCCCTGCAGGACACCATCCGCGGCTATGTCAGCCTCTCGAACGCGGTGCAGACAGCCAATGACAGCGAAGACGCCTACAACCAGGCGCTGCAGGAACGCAAAGACGCCTACGCAGAACTGGCCCGCCTCCAGGCAGTCGTCTTCGATGCCGCCACCGGGGAAACCTTCACCGCCAGCGCCGAAGACCTGGCCGCCGCCATGGAGCGCGTCCGGCTCGCCGAAGAAGGCGTCACCGCCGCCCAAGGCAAACGAGTCGACTACACTGCACAGTTCCGTCAACAGATTGAGGCCGCCAAGAACTTTGCCGGCAGCCTTCAGCAGCTCATCGGCAAAGGCCTCACCGACATCGGCCTACAGCAGCTGCTGAACCTTGGCCCCATCGCCGGCGCACAGGTCGCCAAAGACATCCTCGCTGGCACCGCCGGCCTGACCATCGGGGAACTGAACCTCGATCCGTTGGCGGCCGCCGCTGCTGGGGTGGGTGGGGCCGCCGCCAACGCCATGTACGGCGGGCAAATCAGCGCCGCCCAGGGGCTGGTCAGCGGTGTGCAGCAGGCGCAGCAAATCAACATCACCGTGACCAGCGCCGACCCGGACAAAGTCGTGGAAGCCCTGGTCAGGTGGTCAAAGAAAAACGGCAGGCTTCCTAGCGCGGTGAAGGTGTCGTGACCACCAAACCCAGCTACACCATCAAGTACTACGCAACCGGCTCCGGCAGCCCGTACACGCTGGCGTCCGGGATAGTCACCGGCGTGACCTGGAACAGCGGCCGCCGCAACATCACCGACAACTGGAACGGCGGCAACTGCACCATCTACGGCCGCAGCCCATCATCGTTCAGCCCCGGCCCTGAAATCGGCAAAGGCGTTTCCGTAACCTTGAACGACGGCAGCGCCGGCACTTTTTACGGGTACATCGCCGACTACCGCATCATCTACGGCCTGTCCACCGCCTACGACACCTGGGAACTAGCCCTCGAGTCCGGCTATTCGGCAGCCTCCAGGCGAGTCTCCGACGATGTCTTCTGCACCGTAGGGGAATCCACCTACACCCTCGCCTACCGCATCAACCAGGCATCCGTTTTGGCCGGCTCCGGCTATTCGATTTCCTACGGCCCAGCCTCAAGCTTTGGGGCAATCGTGTCGACACAGTCCTGGAACGGTTACCTGTCCGACCCGATCACCGACTGCCTCACCACAGAGGCCGGCGTACTGATCGACACTGCCATCCTCCCCGGTGGTGGCGCGTTCTACCCCACCAGCACCATCTACGGCCACAACGCCACCTGGACAAAAAAGGCAACCTTCTCCGACGCAGCCGACAGCAACTACCGATACAACAGCATCGAGTTTGAGTCCAGCGCGTTCAATTACGGATCGCAGGTCATCGTCGAGGCTGACGGCTTGGCGGCGCAGACATCCGGCACCGGCATCTACGCACAAACCTTTCAAACCATCAACGGCACAACCAGCGACGCCGCCAACCTCGCCGCCTATCTCAAAACAAAACTAGACCTGGCAACCGCAGTACCGTCAGCCATTAGTTTCACCAGCGGCACCAATGTCCCCAAATCATTGAACATCGGCGCACTCTGTGACCCAACCGTGGTTGGCAACTACATTGACATCATCTTTCGCGGCACGACCTACAGCTGCATCATCGAAGGGTTCACAATGTCCGGAAACCCCACCGAACTGTCCTGCACCTACTACCTGTCGTCGTCGCTGCAGAACGCTTTCCTGCGTCTCGATGACGCAGTCTTCGGCAAGCTTGACACCAACAAGTTAGGATTCTGACATGGCCGTCAAAACATTCACCACCGGGGAAGTCCTCACGGCCTCTGACACGAACACCTACTTAGCCAACGCCGGCCTGGTGTACATCGCTGGCACGACGGTGTCAGCTGCTAGCACCATCGCAATCGATAACTGTTTCACCACGACTTACGCGCACTATTTCATCACCTACAACCTGACCACCAGCATCCAAGGCCAATACACAGCCTTGCGGTTGCGGGCAAGCACCACGCCCAAAGCTGTGAACTATGACAGAGTTGGTTTTTTTACGACCACGGGTGGTGTGTCGGGTGCGGATGGTTTTGGAACGGCTCAGACCGAACTTTATGTGGCAGGTCAGTCGACCACGATGTTGGTCGGCTCAATGTACATCTATAACCCACAAGTATCGGGGCGCACGGGGTTTTCAGGAACAGCGTCTTACCCTGGCCTTTATCAGGCCAATGGCGCTCAAACAGAAACATACTCTGCGGATGGCTTTCAGTTGTTTGCGAGCGGAAACGCAGCCACCTACACCGGCACCGTCCGGGTTTACGGATTGAGACAAGCATGACCGACATACCCAAAGGCGTCTTTTTGGATGCCGCCACAGGCGAAATTGTCGAACGCGAACTGACTGCCGAAGAAATAGCGGATCTCAACACGCCTTCAACCGGCCAAAAAGCACCCGAGTGACGCGGCGCGGCATCATCGCCGCCTGCACCGTGCTAACGCTGGCGCTGTCCTGGGGCCGTGCCTATGCACAGGAAACCCACAAGGTGTGGACTTGTGTCGGCAACGACGGCAGCTGGCAAATGCACCAGCCCATCGCGCACTTCGACGCTGGGTACTGGCCTACCTGGGCAGATTGCCTCGCCTGGCGCAACGGCGACCCCGGCGCGGAATACACCTGGTCGTATGGCCTAACCGGCACCCCGACGACCACGACCGAGGCCTCGACCACCAGCACAACGACAACGACGACTTCAACCGTCCCGGACACCACGACCACAACCTCGACCAGCAGCTCGACCACCACCAGCACACCCGAAACCACCACCACCGTGGCCGCAACCAGCACGACAAGTCAGCCACCCAGCCCCCAAAACAGCACGACATCCAGCACCACCAGCACCAGCCTCCCGGCAGCCAGCACCACAGCCCCCACCGCGGTGGCTACCACGACTTCTTCCACCAGCCTGCCTGTTCTGTCATCCACCACCACCACGCTAGTTAAAACGCCTCAAATCGCCGCGCACGGTGTCAAGCCACGAAAAGGCTTCGGCAGCGGGACAACCCCAGCCACGCCGACTACCATCACAGTCACCGTGCTGCTAACCAGCCCCATCAGCCCGGTGGGGCAAATCCTAAGAAGGCGCACACGGTGAAACGACTGATCTACGAGCTAGGCACCACCGCCCTGCTGCTGGTCGGCTTCGGCCTGGTCATCATCACGCTCGAAGGCACCACCCGCGACGCCGCCATAGGACTGACCGCCATCGCCCTGGTAGCACACCTGGCGACCATCCTGTTTGGAGATCACTAATGACCCTTCGAGTCCTCAAGTCCATGCTGGGCCGCACCATGGCCCTGTTCGTGATGAGCGCCCTGGGCATCATCACCGGCGCATCCGTCATCGCCCCCGAACTCGAGATCTGGAAGTCGGCCTGCCTCGCCGGCCTGTCAGCCTGTTTTGAGGTGGCCTCCAAAATCGCTCGAGCCAGCCTGGACGGGCAGCTCACCATGGCCGAACTGGACGAGATCTTCACCCCCAAAGCCAAGCGGGACAACGGCGATGCCGCGTAAGTACACCGGAAACAGCGACGGCAACGCCGGCAAAGCCCTACCAGGCACCCTCAAACTGGTGGAACTGTGCGGCAAACGGTGGGGTTTCAAGAACCTGGGCGTTTACGCAAACCGCTCCATGAACAACCCGAAAGCCACACCGGGCGACCCCAAATGGTTGTCCGTCCACGCCACCGGGCGGGCCTGTGACCTGGGCTACAGCGACCGCAAAGCCGCCCTACAAGCCTGGGACTGGTTCCTCGCCCACACAGAGCAGCTGGGCATCGAGGAAATCCACGACTACGCATACGACCCGGACACCAAAGACGGCAAACCCGGCTGGGGCAGGGGCTACCGCTGCAGCCGCGGCGAAGGCACCAAAGGCGTCAAAATCTACGACGCCAAAGACAACGCCGGCTCCCAAGGCGGCAAATGGCTGCACATCGAACTATCCCCCGCCATGGCCCAGGACGCTGCTAAGTTTGAGGCGGCTTGGCGATCGCTCCCCAAGCCCGCCTAGGCGCTGGAGCTGCGTGGACACGGCCCAGCTTGCCGTCACGCTTCTTCTCCCCGAGACGGACTAGGCAATCCCCAAAACTTCCCCACGGGTTGGTTACTGTCTAGGCACCGTCCACGCGGAAGGAGAACCAATGAACCGCTGCGAAGAACCCGGCTGCACCCAAGGCAACACGATGGGCCGCTACTGCATCCGGCACGACTACGAAAACCGGGGCCTCGAGTGTCCCGGATACGAACCAGGCGGCTGGTTCGCGGCACACACCAAAACACGCCCCGCGATCAACGCCCCCAGGGTCATTTTCGGGCCACAGGAAACCAGCCGACGCGCCGCCGACCGCGCCCAACTACGCGCCGGCACCTACCGCGAGAAGATCTACAAGTTCATCGCTGGCCGCCCTGAAGGCGCAACCGACGAAGAAACCGAACTGGAGCTGGGCATCGCCGGCAACACCGTGCGCCCCAGCCGCGTCACCCTTGTCGAAGACGGCTGGCTCAAAGACTCCGGCACCACCCGACTGACCCGCGCCGGCAACGACGCAATCGTTTGGATTGTGGCATGAACACCTACACCCTCGACCCGGCAGCCCTGTTCTTCGTCTGCGGTGTGTGGTTCATGCTGGGCTGGATGTGGGGACGCCGCCGATGATTGCCCGCTACCTACAACGCGAATGGGTGACCGCAACCCTCCGGGTCATCCTCTTCGAAAACGAACACACAGGCTTGATCGAGTGCTTCATAGCCAGGCGGCTCACGCCGGCGCACCCGTGGGGGCCGTTTCACAAGGCACAAAAGGTTTGAAGAAAACAGCAGCCGCGGTACTGGCCGCAGTAGTAATGTCCACCGCCCCGCCCGCCCAGGCAGCCGACTGGAACCATCCGCTACCGCGTGAGCTGTACTGGGCGCTGTCCGACTGTGAGACAGGTTCAAATGTGGCGCACCTGACCCGCACCTATGTGGGGCCGTTTGGGTTCACCAAAACGGTGTTCCGCTGGTACGCAGATACCCCGGTGCATCGCGCCAAACATCTGACCTACGCGCAACACGCCCGCATCTTTGACCGGGCGTTCTTCTTTGGGCATGACGGCCGCCGACCTGTCGGCCCGTGGGGGCATGGCTGCTGGAAGCTGTGGTGGAAGCAGAGTCCCAAACTTCGACACACCGTGTGTCATAATGCCAAACAACAAGTGCGGCGCTGGTGCCGCTGACCCAAGGAGAAACCAATGGCCAACCGTGAAGGCCGAAAGACCGTCGCAGCGGAGCTGCCCGATGAGCTGTACGCAAAGCTTGCGTGGGCAATCGGCAAGCGCCCCGAACTCAAGCGCATGTCCGATGTGCTTCGCATGATCCTGAACGAAGGGTTTGAGGCGACGCTGGGTGTCGAGTACAAGGTCGAGCAGCGCCGGCAGGCCCGCGCCGCCAAGAAGGTCACCGCGTGACCCCCAACCCCACCGGGGCAGAAATCGCCCGCTGGCTTATGTTGGAGGCCAACATAATGGACGCAATGGGGCCAACCCGTGCGGGCACCATGCTCCGCGCCGCCGCCGCATACATCACCGAACACGAAGACCTGCTGACCCGCATCCAAGTGCTTCAGGCCGAACTGACCCGCGTGG